TCCTCGTACCATAGAAGGCGAGTGCTTTTGGAGCGAAAGATTCCCTCCTAAAGCTGTTGAGTTATGTAAGGAACAGGGCCCCTTCGCCTGGAGTGCGCAATACCAGCAGAGACCGGAGATGAGGGGAGGTGCGTTATTTAAAAGAGAGTTCTGGCAAGTATATGAGCCTATTAATAATGTATGGCCTCCTTTCGATATCATTGTTGCTAGCTTAGATCCTGCTTTTACATCGAAAGAGGAAAATGATCCTGCGGGGTTCACGATCTGGGGAGCGTGGCAGACTCCACGGCGCGAACGGGCCGTCATGCTGGTTCACGCTTTCCGGGAGCGCCTGGAGCTTCACGGGCCGATTGTCGAGCGCTGGCCGGGGGAAACTTCCGACGATTATCGCGCCCGCTGTGCGCCAACGTGGGGGCTTGTGGAGCGGGTTGCCGACGCATGTCGCCGCTTCCGCGTTGACGTGCTGCTGATCGAGGCCAAGGCATCCGGCCACAGCGTTGCCCAGGAGATGGCTCGCCTTCACCCGAGCGCCGCATACACCACAAAACTCATAGATCCCAAGGGGTTAGACAAAATGGCACGTGGCGTGCGTGTCCAGCCCTCTTTCAGTGCTGGACAAATTTACGCGCCAATGCGAAAGTGGAGCGAAAAAGTCATTGACGAGATGGCCATTTTCCCCCGTGGCAAGTACGACGACTTGACCGACAGTGCCACGCAAGCTATTTGGTGGCTTAGGCAGAATGGGTATCTTATCAGACAGGATGAGATGCTAGAAGCTCAGCTAAGGGAAGCATCTAATTACCACCAGCAATTACCTCTGTATCCGACTTGAGAAGGCAAATTATGAGTGACCAAACTCGCCCTTTTAACCTCTCGCTGCAAGATCTACTGTTGATGATGTCTTTCGAAGCTCAGAAAGTTTCGGGAGGCATCAATATCCATTTGCAAGGTGGCCCTCCGCCAGACCCCGCTAAGCTTCAAGAGATGCTGGACAAGATGCAGTCTATCAATGATCTGTTGAAAGAGTCTCTTGTGTCAGGTGATCCTAGTAGCGGTGTCATCGGTGAGCCCGCACCAGTGGTGATGAACTGATGAGCGCTACCGTCCTTAAGCTATCTGATTTTGGTGACGGGGTACGTTATGACCCTGAGTCGAAAGCTGTTGAGATAGATACTGAGGACGGTGGAGTTATTATTGATTTCAATCCTAGCAGCTATCTTTCTCGGGAAGAAGGAGACCACGACGAGAATTTAGCTGAAGTTCTTACCGATACCACGCTTAGCATGATCTCTAGTACCCTTTTGCTACGTATAGCAGAAGATGATATGTCTAGAGCTGATTGGCTTAGTGACCGATCCAAAGGCATAGACTTACTTGGATTGAAGATAGAAAATCCCCGTACAGATCTTGGTAGTTCATCGGCTCCTATGGAGGGCATGAGCACGGCTAGGCATCCTGTGCTCTTGGAAGCTTGTTTGCGCTTTCAGTCTAATGCTGCAAGTGAGCTTCTTCCTTCTAATGGCCCTGTTAAAGTTGCTAGTACTGGCACGGAGAGTATTGAGGGAGACGCGCAAGCTCAGCTCCTAGAAGACGACATGAACACGTTTCTTACGGTTACATGTCCTGAATATGTCCCCGATACGGACAAGATGCTCTTTACTACTGGCTGGTCAGGTGCCGGGTTTAAGAAGCTCTATCATTGCCCCCTTAAACGTAGACCTACATCACAGTCTGTAGATGCTAAAGATCTTATTGTTTCTAGTTCTGCGACAGATATAGCAAGTGCAGCTCGCGTTACTCACGTCATTAAGATGGATGAGGCTACACTTGTTCGTATGCAGCTTGTTGGGGCTTATAGAGATGTGCAGCTAGCATCCCCCGAACCCCATAATACAGTTCTTGATAAGAAGATTAAACGTACGCAAGGCATCACTCCCTCCAATAGTGATCCAAAAGATATCGATAGAACTATTTACGAGTGCTATTGTAACTACGATATACCGGGCTTTGAGCATAAGGATGAGAAAGGTAATGCTACAGGATTACCTCTTCCCTATAAAGTATCTATTGATTTAGACTCTCGTAAAATTCTTGAGATCAGAAGGAATTGGAAAGAAGACGACAAAGAATGCGCTAAGCGCAATAACTTTGTTATGTATCCTTTTGTTCCTATGTTTGGTTTCTATCCTGTTGGTCTTCTCTATATCCTGGGTAATACCACTAATGCTCTTACTGCTGCCTGGCGTATCGTGCTCGATGCCGGTATGTTTGGTAACTTCCCAGGTTTCCTTTACCTTAAATCGGGCAATAGACAAGCTAACAATTCGTTTCGTGTAGCTCCAGGTTCGGGTGCTCCTGTCGATGCTGCTGGAAATGACATTCGTAGTGCAGTCATGGCCCTTCCCTATAAGGAGGCCGGTCCGGGGTTCGTTCAGTTCATTGACAACGTAGCTACCAATGCACAGAGACTTGGTGGTACTGCTGAAGTTCAGGTGAGTGAAGGCAGGCAAGATGCTCCTGTTGGCACTACTTTAGCTCTTATCGAGCAAGCACAGAAGATTATATCCGCCGTCCATCGCCGCCTTCACACCGCACAAGCCCAAGAATTTCAGATCCTAAAAGAGTTGCTTAAGGAAGATCCAGAAGCACTTTGGCGTCATAGGACTGATAAGAAAGTTCCTTGGGATGCTGAGAGCCTTGTTGCAGCTCTGAATAACTACGATCTTGTCCCTAAAGCTGATCCCAATACACCTAGCCAGATGCATAGGCTTATGAAGGTGATGGCCCTCAAACAGATGCAGAGTGCTAACCCTGATATCTATGATCCTAGAGTTGTGGATGAGTATTGCCTTGAACAGATTGGCGTTAGTGACCCTCAGCGTTTCTTCGTGAATGCTCAGCCAAACGCGCAGCCTAATCCCAATATCATCAAAGCGCAGTCTAGTGCTGCTATAGCACAGACTAAGGCTCAATCTAGCGTAGCTATAGCGCAAACTAAGTCACAAGCTGACGCTCGTAATGCTCAGTTGAAGCTTCTCGATATCCAGACTAGAGCTGCTGAAGGCGAGAAGAATAGAGCTAGTAAAGAACGCATCGAGGGTCTTAAGATCGCAGAGCGCTTAGCAGTTCACCCCCAATCGCAAGCTATCTTAGCTTCGCAGAACCCAGGTATCTGATATGTCTCACTTCAAAGAACTTAGAGACCAAGCTAGAAGCTCACATGCTGCTAAGGTTAAGAGCCATGGGGGTACATGTCGTGCTTATGGGGGTGCTACTGATGCCCCTAAGAAGCGTGGTGCCAAGACAGAAATTAATATTGTTATGGCTCCGAGCCGTTCTGATCCCGTCAGGACATCGGCTCCGGGGGCTGGGGCTGGCCCTCTAATGCCTTCAGGGCCAGTTCCCATGCCCGCTCCTTCCCCGGCTGGCCCTCCTGTGCAGGGTGGCCTAGGGGGCCTTATGAAGCCTATGGCTCGTGGTGGTAGAGCCAAATATGATGCTGGTGCAGCTACCGGAGAAGGCAGGCTTGAGAAGGTGAAGAATTACGGATTTAAAGCTAAAAAATAGGAAGGCAAAATGTCTAGCTTCGCAACGGATGCAGTTCTCTCTATCTTCCGACATGTTCTTACACTTGTTGGAGGGATCATTATCACTAAAGGATGGCTTAGCGCAGATCTCACAAACCAGATTATCGGTGTTGTTATCTCGCTTATGGGTGTTGGTATGGCTCAAGTCTTTCATGCCCAGGCTAATGACCTCTTGAGTCAGCCATCTGCTACTACAACAAAGCCTAGCGCTGCTCCTGTTCCAAGTGGTATCGCTGCGTTTCCATCATCGAACTAAGCCATGATACTGGATATCTTTATACGGGAGCTGAACGCATATTTAGCATCCACAAAAGCTGATTTAGTAGATAAAGTATGTGTAGGAGTAGATGAGAAGGATTATCTAAGGTATGTGGGTGCTATTCAGCAAGTAAAAGAAATTCAGGAAGCTATCGCAGACATAAAAGATAAAGTTATGAAGTCGTAAACAGAAGGCAAAGAAGGCAAATGAAAGTACAAATCCTTACGTATGTTCTTGGTGAAGATCCCAAGAAAGTTGTCCTTGATAAAGTTAGCGCTGGTGTCGAGAAGATCGATGTCTATGGTAGTCGTGTCCTAATTGCTACTGCCCCTACCCCCGATAGGAGCAAGGGTGGTATCATGTTCGCAGACAAGACTAAAGATGAAGGCCGTTTTCAGGGTAAGGTTGGTCTTATCCTTAAAATGGGAGCATCAGCTTTTAAGTACAATGGTCAGTATGAGTGGGAAGGTGGGAAGCCAGAAGTTGGTGATTGGGTTTTCTACCGCAATGCTGATACGCAAGAGTGCGGTATTTCAGAAGCTTCATGCCGCATTATCTATGATGATCTAATCATTGGTAAGGTATCTGATCCTGAAGTAATTTGGTGATGTCATGTCTAGAAAGAATAGGATGAGAAATAAGAATAGATTTGGGCATCATCAGCCTCAGCAGCAGGCTAATGCTGTTCAAGAGAATGATAATATCGACGACGAAGAGTATGAAGAGGATGTTCGTGATGCTTCTACCGTTGACCACGAAGAGGCTGAGGAAGATCCCTATGTCGTTCTTCAGAAGCAATATGATGCTCTTAAGAGAGAGAAAGCAGAATTAGACCAGCATCTAGTTACTGAGTCTCAGACGAAGCATCAGCTTAGGCAGACCGTAGATAAGTATGCAGCTAATGAGAAGATCGGCCACAAAGCTATCGCTGAACATGCTCTGATGGCTGCTAGGGCTGAGGCTGAGAACGCAGAAAGAGCTTATGCAGAAGCTCTCGCTAATAGTGATCCTTCAGCAGCAGCTAAAGCACAGCGTCTTATTGCTCGTACAGAAGCACAGATCCTTCGCATCGAAGAGGGCTTAGACTATATCGAGAATTCACCTGCACCTGTTGTGCAGACTGAACCTTCATTCGAGGAGAAACTTGCAGCCACTAATCTTACTCCTCGTACGAAAGACTATGTTCGCCAGCATCCCGAGATTGTTGGTGCTAAGCAGAATGCTGCTGTAGCAGCACATATTCTTGCTACAGAATCTCACGGGTTGAAGCCTGATACAGATGAGTATTTTGATTTCATTGATCAGCAGTTAGGGTATACTACGATGCAGAAAACCGAGCAGTATACACAAGATAACCCCCGTCCTAAAGCTCGTATCAATCATGCAGCTCCCGCTAACTCTAGTGGGGGAGATCGTAGAGTAAATGCTGGTCAGGAGAGGCTTACCCCGGAAGAGAAAGATACTGCGCGGGCTCTTGGCATGTCTCTAGCTAAGTATGCGGAGAATAAAGCTAAGATACGCAATGGTCAGGCTGGTAAGCTGGAATTCAGGAGTTAGTAACCATGAACACGGGAAAACAGCCTATCAGAGAACCTATTCGTGATAAAGTAGCTACCCCGAAACTTAGACCTGGGGAAGCTGTTGGCCGTAATGGTGAAGTTCTTAGGCGTAATAAGAACTACGATAGTGATCCTTTCTTCATTCCTGAACATCTTATGGAGGATGGTTACACGTATCAGTGGAACCGGGCTAGTTGCTACGGTAAATCTGATGCTGAACTTATCCGTATGATGGACAATGGTTGGCGGTATGTTCCACTCGAAAGCCGTATAGGTAAAGCTATTGGTAATGATGGGGATAAGCATAATAACTATCTTGAGAGAGATGGGCTCGTTCTTATGGAACGCCCCTCATCTCTCACCCAAGAGGCTATTGATGAAAGGCAGAAGATCGCTGAAGCTGCTGTAATGGCTCAATATGATCGTTCTCCCGATATGCCGCTTCCTCCTGGCTTTGCTAATGCTAAAAGGGAGGCTAGGAAACTAGCGAGGGAAGTTGCAGATCCTGCACTCAAGCCTAGCTATAAGGCTCGTATGCAGCATCTGCCTATTGATGACTGAACTAGTATCTATGGTAAGGTTAGCGCGCCGCTGATACCGAACCAATAATTAGGAAACATGAGAGATGTCAAATACTAATGCACCTTTCGGGTTCCGCTGGCTTGGAATGGCTCTTGGCGGCCCCGCTTCTTCCATGGCTCTTGTTCCTCGGAAGATCGCTTTCGATAACAGCACCCCTATCTACCGTGGTGATACGGTTATTGACCTGGGTACTGGTTACGTTGGGCAGGGCACCACTGGCGTTGCTGGCTCCAATACAATCGGTATCTTCTGGGGTGTTGAATACCTTTCTACTTCTGCCGGTAGAAATGTATTCTCTACTTATTGGCCGGCTGCTGACCATGCCTATGATGGTAACGCACTAATTATCCCGATTGCTGGTGTGCCGCCGCAGTTGTTCCTCGTGCAAGCTACCTCTACTAACTTCACCATTGCAGATATCGGTTCCAACTATGAAATCGTTGTTGGTACGGGTTCTGTCGCTGGTGGGTATGGTAAGTCTGGTATGACCCTTAGTCAGTCGACACACGCCACTACTGCGACGTTGCCTTTCCGCTGTGTGGGTCTGTATTCCAGCATCGCCCCTTCTGGTGCCCCTGGAACGGATGATACGTCTAACTATAACCTTGTGTTGGCGCAATCCAACCCGTTCAACTCTGTTGGTATCTAAGGGGAGGATGATCCATGTCTATTTCGCTTGCATCAATTCGCAATCAGCTTCTCCCCGGTTTGATGGAGATCACGGGTGAGTATGATCAGATTGCCCCCGAGTGGGAAGGTATCTTCGTAACGAAGGTTTCTAACCTTAATCAGGAGAGAAGCCTTCAGGTTCGTTACACGGGTATTGCTCAGCAGAAAACTGAGGGTGGTCAGACTCCTATTGATAATCAGTCCGGGGATCGTTGGGCATACACGATGGAGCCTATTGAGGCTGGCATCATGTACTCCATCACTCGTAAGGCTGTCGATGACGGGCTTTATAAGTCCGAGTTCAGACCGGCTAACCTTGGTCTGCAACAGTCTATGCGTGCTTTCTGGAATACGCAGGCTGCGTATATCCTAAATACTGCTTCCACATATGTTCCTGCTATCGGTGGTGACGGAAAAGCCTTGCTGGCTACTGACCATCCGGTTGATACAGGTACATTTGCTAACACCAGCAGTGTTCCTCTTGCGCTGAACGAAGCTAGCCTTATTGGCGGTGCTAAGGGTATCCGCAAGAACTTCGTCGATGAGGCTGGTATTCTCCAGGATATCTTCGCTGAGGATCTTATTGTCCCTACTAATCTTGAAGATGTTGCTATTCGTCTTCTGAAGACGGATCTTCGTCCTGGTACTGGTAACAACGATGTCAACGTTATCCCAACGATGGCAGGAGGTATCAAGAATTATAAAGTTCTTCGCTACCTTACTAGCGATTTTCCTTGGTTCCTTACTACTACTGTTAAGGGTCTTATCCATCTTGAGCGTATTCCGTTCGAAATGGATATGTTCGTTGACTTCGATACGGACAACCTCAAAGTTAAGTCTTACGAACGTGGCGGGTTCTTCTACAATGACCCCCGTGCTTTGTGGGGCCAGATGGCAACCTCGTAAAGGGAGAATTAGCTATGACTACTAATTCCCCTGATGGAGTTAGCACTAATTTTGAGTATCAGGGTTTGGGAGCCTTCGGGCTTCCAGATCCTACCAAGTATCATACCTTTTGGAATGATTTTGATAAGTATGATGCTGGCACATCTGGTGTTCATGATTGGCTTGCTACCATTGTAGGTACTACTCCGACGGCAGTTTTGAATGATGCCAATAATGGTATCTTGCTTGTGACATTGTCTGCTGCAGATAATGATTACTACGCTGCGCAGTGGAATGGATCTAATAGCGCCAATGTCGCTGAGATATTCGCCTTTGTGGCTGGTAAGCAGTCATGGGGTAAATTCCGCTTCAAGATCAGTGATGCTACGCAGTCTGATTTTGCGATCGGACTTTACATCACTGATACTGATCCGATTGGTGGTCTTAGCGATGGTGTTTACTTCCTCAAGTCTGACGGTGCAGCAACTGTTAGCTTAGTAGTTAATGCTAGCAGTACCGCAACAACTACATCTGTGGGTACTCTAGCTGACGATACGTACGTAACATTGGGTTGGTGGTACAACGGTGTGGATAAAATCGTTGCTTACCTCAACGATGTTGCTGTCGCTGTATCCGCAATCACCAATCTCCCGACAACAGAGATAGCGCCTAGCTTTGTTATCCAGAATGGTGAAGCTGTTGCTAAGATCCTGAACCTCGATTACATGCTTATTGCGCAGGAGAGATAAATGTCACGCGCACGTCACAACGCAAAGAAGACCGTTCATCGCCATACTGATGGCAAGTTCAAGAAACACAAGGCGGATGGTGGTCCCCTCGTTGCTCCGAACCCGAATGTGCTTAAGGAAGCAACTGCAAAGACCATTGGTACTATCCATGGTGGCAAGGCTAAGAAGCGTGGAGATCGCCGGGGTTCGGCAGCCGGTGCCGATTTGAGCCCGTTCTCTTCTGCTCATAAGCATGGTGGGAAAGTTCACCGTGCTCATGGCGGCAAAGTCCATTCGGATGAAGCAGAAGATAAAGCCATGATGCGCAAGATGGTTAAGCCATCTGCCATGAAGAAAGGTGATGGTGGCTCTATCTCTCACAGCCCTAAAGCTGTGAAAGCGAGGTCTCTTCAATGCTGATGGAGGCAAATGGATACAGGGTGCGATAAAGCACCCTGGCTCTCTCCATCGAGCTTTACACGTTCCTGTTGGTGAGAAAATTCCCGCTGAGAAGTTAGAGCGTGCTGCTCACTCCTCTAAGCCGGGGCTTCGTCGTAAGGCGGTTCTTGCCAAGACATTAAAGGGTCTACACTGATGATAG